TGTGAGACTTAATACAATCGCTAAAATGAAATCCGCCGGTCTATTATAGATATGAGTTCCTTACTCAAGCAGAAGAAATACCCTTCACAGTATCCAAAGGACGCAGTGAAGGTTCTTAATGCTATGTCATTTAGCAAGGGTGCTTCTATTAAGATAGTAGGCTCACAAGCACTTCAATCTCAACAGTATGCTGGAGATTATGATGCCTACGAAGTTGTCTCCGTGAAAGGCGAGAAAGCCACGGCTCTCAATGAACTCGCCAAAGGCTTCCAGAGTATTATCAAAGAACTCAAATCAATGTCTAATGTATATATTGGGGATATTAAATCGGGTATTATTGAAGAATGGAAAGTTCTTGGAGTTCGGAAACCTACTACAAAAGTTGAAAGTCTTTTGAAGGCCAATATCATATCAGAGCGGGAAGCCCAACACGCCCTTACCCTTCTCAAAGGCTCCAAACTCAAGGCCAAGCAAGAACTCAAGTTCCATATAATCCGTTGGTCTCCAGAAGAAGTCCTCAAAGGTTCCAAGACCCTCAGAGATGGACGCACCTATACCTTACAAGAAGCATTCTCATCACCTACCATTACCAAGTTAGATGTGGTTGCCTTAGTGGATAAGCGTTATACAGAGTTCTCTATAATCTATGAGTTCCACAATGGTTCTCAAACACTCAATCCAGATGATATAGACCCAGAAAAGTCTCTCAAGGAGTCAATCAAGATATATCAAGAAGAAGGCAATCCTTTCAAGGTCATCAAACGCAAGTTCTCATTGGCCAAACTCAAAAACAATAAATCAGACCTCAAGAAGTTCAGTGCTATTCTGAACTCAGAGACTGGAAAACTATATACCCTCTATTCAGATGTTAAGACATTGGCTGACCTTATGGAAGACCACACCTTGCCCGAACAGAGCCTCCGACAAGCCTTTAATAACTTCTCCGAGCGACTCAGAGCCATCTACGCCCAAGATATTCACCTCAAGGATAAAAAGGACTTGCTCCTTCAACTCCGTTCCACAAAGAACCTCCGAGCGATTGAGAAAGAACTCTATAATCACCTCAAACAAGCCACCGAACTCAGAGGCGGATACTATCCGATAGACCAAGAATAACCCTCCGTATCATATACGATTTTAGTAAGTGTTTCAAGCATTTTGTAAAATCTCCGGAGTATTAGAATGCCGAGCCTATCCTTTGATAAAGTCAAGGGTGCTAAGCCTATCGCCATTGTGAAGGGTGGAGAGTATGATGGACGAGTTCTCTATATCCACGAGGACGGCCATAAGGGAACGAAGCCGAAGTTGGAAATCAATCCGAACAACTACACAACCGAACTCAGAGACCTCAAGCCCCAAGAACGGACGAAACTCATCGCCCGGCTACAAGAGGCTCACGCAAAAGGACTTGCCTCAGACCAACTGATTGGTGAGAGCACTCTTGGGAGACAACTCTACGACCGCATTATAGCAGACTCTGCGAAGACTACAAAGATTGATATTCCAGATGATGGTCAGTTTCAGTTAGTTCCATCTCCAGACCCAGAACGCCGTGAAGTCTTCTATATTGCTGGAGCGTCCGGCTCTGGTAAGTCTTATATAGCAAAAGGCATCGCCGAATGTTATAAGAAACTGTTTCCAGACCGAGAAATCTATCTCATCTCCAAACTCCAAGAGGACGCTACGCTAGACCAAGTCAAAGACCTCAAGCGTCTCAGCATCAAGACGCTCATTGATGACTATCCAACCTTAGAAGAGTTTGAAGACTGCCTTGTCATCTTTGACGACTATGACACCTTCACCGGCGACGCAGAAAAAGTTATACACAAGTTAATAGATGACCTCGCAACTATGGGTCGCCATACTCGCACTACTATGTTGTGTCTGTCCCACTACCTTACAAACTACAAGAAGACCCGCCTCCTCCTCAACGAAGCAACCCATATCATCGTATATCCTATGGCAACCTCGTTTCACGCACTCGGCTACTTGCTAAAGACACACGTAGGAATGACAAAAGATGATGTAAGAGACCTCAAGAAGTTAGGACGATGGGTATGCGTTTATAAGAACTATCCTCAATGGCTACTCAGCACTCAACACGCCAGAGTTCTCAACGGATAAAGCCTTCTTCTTCTTAATCTTCTTAACCCCCGTATGCTTTGCTAAGCACTTATCACAAAGATACAAATCGGTTCCGTCCCTATCTGTTGGTTCATTACCCCACCATTGTAAGAGATTAGATGAGTCATCGCATCTCCTACAAAGCACTAACTTACAATGGCTACATTGAGACCCGCAATAATCACTTACCGTTGTCTGAACCTTACACTTACCACACTCCATATATATAATACTCCTCCTAATCTTTATGTATCCTATACGGGGTTGCGGGGTAAGGGCGGGTAAGCGAAATCGGAGATGTTCTCTAACAGTTTCCCCAGACCCCCGTAGGAGTAGGAGGATTACCCAACCCCAAGGAATGCCTATTTATTAGCCAATACTGTGCGGAATGGCCAACCCCCGCTTACCCCGAAAAAGTCTCCTCCAAAATGGTAAGGAGTTTCTCCAACTTATCAATCGTTTGGTCTAATAGGTCAGTCAGTTCTTGGTTCTTAGAAAGTTCCCAGCATATCTTGAGCATAGTATGTATCCCCTCAAGGTGTTCTATTAAAACTTGCGGATTAATCCTAGGCATCTAATATAATGGAGACTTACTTGGCCTCCGCTGGAGTTTCTACGGGTTCAATAGCAGTGCTATATATTATTTACAGAACATTCAATGCTATTAAAGGTCATCGTCTGATAAGTGATTGCTGTGGGAAGTTCTATGAGGTTGGAGTAGATGTTCGTGATATGCCTCCAACTCCCCCAGTCCCCGGAGAAAGTCAAACTCATCAGATTTCTTCGCCTCCAGAGGTAGTGTTGTCGCAAACTCAGCCCGTATCCGCTTCAAAAGAGCCAGAGCGTCCTCCGGATTTAAGAAAAGCATCATCTGTCCGTAGGCATCTGCCCCAGCGAGGCTTGGCGGTAGTGTCCGCTCCCGTATCACTTGCTCCAGCCATCTCTGAGTCCAAGCCGTCTGTTGAAGTGTTGGAGAGTGATTTAGTATCTTCCGTGCCTCCGATTTTGTTAGGGTAAGTTTTTCTGGCTTGAACTTAGGGAGGGCTTTTTCTTTGACTTCCTTAGGAGGTTTCTCAGCCTTCGGTTGCTTCTTCTTTAGCGGATTACCCCATTCACTCATTCTATCTATACCCTATATATAGAATGGCTTATGCGAAACAAGGATTAGGTAAGATAAAGGATACTCCCTTATCTGATAGTGATATAAGACGCATCCTTGGCAGAGACATCAAGATTATTACATATCCGGACTTGGCTAATATGAGTTCCATTGATGAATGTTTTGACAGTAAGGGTCGTTGTATTATGTTGTATCTGACACAGAGTGAGACATCGGGTCATTGGGTGTGTATGCTGAGGAAGAAGGACGGCATAGAGTTTTTTGACCCTTATGGAGAGCCTCCGGAGAAAGCCCTTCAGAATGTTCCTCAAGAAGAGAAAGAGGCTTATGGAGAGACTGAGCCTTATCTGACAAATCTACTGAGAGCGTCCGGTCAGAAGGTGATATACAACAAATATCCCTTCCAGAAGGATAAGGCAAATGTCAATACTTGTGGTAGGCATTCAGTTGTGAGATGCTTGTATGCTCCCGACACGCTTACGAAATACAAGAGTGTTATGGACTCAAGTGGTATGTCTCCAGATGACTTTGTGTCGGCTCTAACCGCACCGAAGATAGGAAGGTAAATAATATTCCTTGTAAGTATATAGAATGAGTGCTCGGTTCAGTCAGAGTAGCAGTATAGAAACGGTAGGCGACTCCAGAGACCCCGATATTCTCTACTACAATGCGACTATCGTCAATAACACGACTGATGATACAAAAGGAGGCCAAGCAACCCTTGACCCTCCAGTCCGCTTCAACGAGACTCGTGATACTGCCCTTATTCGTGATGCGAGTAGATATCAGTTTTCTATTATTCGTTTTATCCTAAATGGAGGCAATAAGGACTTACCTCTATTTATTCCTCAGATACAGTCTGGAACGGGTCAGACAGACCCTAATCTTACAGAGTATGGTGTCGGTATTACGGCAAACCTCAGTCAGATAGGCACAACGCCTACGAACTGGGCTTGTGCCCCTCCGCTTACTTATGTGTCGTATTCTCCCGAGACAGTCAATCCTATCTTAGCCCCAGTGCCTCTTCCACCAGCCTCTCCCAACTATGTAGGTGTTTTTAGTGCTTCTATTTTATACAAGCCCGGGCAGATAGTTTATTATACTCCAGATGAGAAATACTATTCATACAACTCTGCTATATTCAATAACGCAGTTCCTCCAGTTCAGTTAAATCCAGTGATTACCGTTGCTCCGACACCCGCCCCTACAAACGGCCTTTACTGGACTTTGACCTCAAGCGAACTCGGTCGCCCCCAGAACTTATCCACGAAGTATTACTGGGTTTATACTTACGACTGGTGGCTGACACTCGTGAATAAGGCGTTTGATGATGCGAACTTAGCCGTTTATCAGACTTATACTGGAACAATCCCGGGCAACCCCGCACCCGCTGGGTCTCCAGCCTTTGCGACCTTTGATATATGGAAGCAGTCATATCCTTCCCCTCAGATGGTCTATGACCCTTCAAGCCTCTTGTTTTCCCTCATAACTCCGACCGTTTATAACGCTTACCCTACGACTGGAACACCCGCTAAGTTTCAAGTATATTTCAATGTGAATATGGAAGGCCTCTTCTCTAACTTCCCTAATAACTACTATAACGACGGTGTGGGTATTCCCTTTGCCTATCCTCCACCTACGGCAATCGTAGTTCCCGATGGATATGCGAATGCTATTCTTGTCTATCCAACTGGAGGAAGCCTTCTTGCCCTCAATGTAATCACGAACGCATCTCTCCCAGTGCCTAACACGGCTCCGGCGTATGTTGGAAGTTGGTTCAAGATGACACAGAACTTCTTATCCACAAGCACTCTCTGGTCTCCGATTGACTCCATTGTTTTTACCTCAGCCCAACTCCCGGTTCAGAACGAGGCAACTGCCCCTCCAAATGTTCTCGGTGCTAAGAACACTGGTGTATCCTCGGCGACGAGTAAGTCTGCCTTCACACCTACGATTACAGATGTTGCTCTGGATTTATCAAGCGACCCATCTGCCTACAGAAAGATGATTTACTACGCCCCTTCGGCAGAGTATAGAATGTGCGACTTCCAGAACTCTAAGTTTGACATTCGCAACATTGATGTTCAAGTCTTCTGGAGAAATCGTCTGGATAATCAACTCTACCCGGTTTCTATGTTTAATCTCTCCAGCGTTTCCATTAAGATTATGTTCCGCAAGAAGGAGTATCTCGCTAAATCCCAGCGTGGCTTATAGTAATCTGCCTCCCAGTTCAACAACTCAAAACGAGCAACAATGTCTGCCCGTTTTTATTTGTTCCGGTATAGTATAAGATGAGTGCCGACATCCAGAAGGAAGCCGTTTTTGACGACCGCATCGTTCAGAGTCGCCCCCGCTACGCCGTTGAGAAAGGTGCTCTATCACTCACCAACGCCCCTTTTAACGCAATCGCTGCGACACAGTCCCAGATGACCTTCAATGTGTATGTTCCTTCCGAGAATGTATTCGTTGATAGAGCCTTACGGTGGTCGGCGACGGGTCGTTTCCAGATGTTGGTGACTCCTCCGGCTACTGCCCCTACGGCTGGAGACCCCATCGTAGTTCCCGGCACAGACTTTGCGTGTTCTTCTTTCCCTCTCAACTATCTCTGCCAGACGATGACGGCTACGATTAACGACACGACGGCAGTGATTAACTCTCAAGATGTTCTCCTTGAGGTTCTTCGTCTAACTGACTACAAGAAGAACTTGCTCCAGAGAACTTGCCCGACAATGCTTGATAAGTATCAGTCCAACTACCTCGCTTCGCAGTCAGTGAATAGCCCCCTCAATGGCTATTCGGAAGCCGTCAATGACGATGTAGTGCCTAACGGTGCCTTCCTCGGCTTCAACTTCACAGACCCTAACGGCACTCCTCTCGTAGGCACGGCTACTCCGGCATATACTGGTGCGACATACGATATGAAGAACGGTGTCCCAGTTTGGGCTACGGGTAATCTTGGTGCTCAGACAATCTACTTCTCAATCACAAGCACTGAGAAACTTGTTCTCTCTCCCTTCGTCTTTGCTGATGACCAAGAGTGCGATACGGGTCTCTTCGGCATCAACAATATCCAGTTAGTGAT